AATCTAGTGCTTCTATGAGAACTTGGAGTGACGGTCTTATCAAGTGGCCAAAGGACACCCAGAGGGCAACATACGGGGTTATGGAAGAGTTAAATAGCATGACTAGGCTTTGGGCTGATAATACTGACAAAATTCATATCTTAACGACTAAGACTGGAACAGCCTGGGAGGAAGTCAATGGGGTAATGGTCAATAAATTTGGGCAAACGGGGAAGAGAATTGTGGATTCTTATGGAAAGACTGTCGCTATTCTAAATCATATGACAGGGGAGTATGAGGAGACTTCGGTTAGGTCATTCGATACCGCTGAGGACGCATTCAAGTTTATGAACGAAAATGGAATCGTACCAGGGACTGCCTTGTACGAGATTTACATTGGTAAGGTCAATGACCTTGGCGCAGCGGTGACGAGGCTTCCAGGCGGCAAAAGGATACTTATCGACTTGGACACAGCTAGGGCATTAACAAAACTGAAAGCTCTGGATACTATTCTGAGGAATGGCGGAGGTCAGGGGTTAGGGGAAGGTGATATTAATATGCTCCAGTACGCCGGGGCGGCGGAGTATCTCGGAGGAGCTAAATATACCCAGTTTGGCGTGTTCTGGCCAGATGGTCAAGGAGGATGGAGGCATGAAACTGAGCTTCCGATGCCAAATGCCGCTGGCGGATTGATCAAGAGCCAGAAAGATGGTATTATAGCAAATATCGCCGAAGGTGGATATGATGAATACGTCATTACCACTGACCCCAAATATCGTGCATCAAACATCGGATTCCTTGCCGCTGCAGCCTCAAGGTTAGGTCTTAAGATGGCTTCTGGCGCAGCAGTAAAAGCAAGTTCTCGAAGTGTCAGCATGGGGGCCACTGGTGGAATGAGATCGTCTAGTGGCGCCGGTGGCGGCGGCGGGGACGTCTATGTTCATGTCGATACTTTCATCGGTGAAGAGAAATGGTTCGAAGAATTGTCAAAGAAATACAATATGAAAACTACACCAAGAAATCGTAAAATTGCGGGACAACAGAGAAGAGTTGTTTCGGCTTATAACAACAACTGGGATGTCAAATGAGTTCAGGAAATTCTTTATTCTTCCCCGCCGCAATTTGGATAGACAATGTCCAGCTGACGGACGAAGGCCGCTCTCCCGTCTCTCGCACTCGTGATGAGCGCTCTGTGAGTACCGAACTTGCTAACGGAACCAGGAAGCGCTATATAAAGTCAGTGAAGCATACTTTCTCTACAGGATGGTCATTTTTGCCTGACGATAGCACTCGGACTATTGACGGCTATGCCACTCGCGATACGCTGGTTAAACTGATCGGTGACTCTGGGGACAGCCACACTTTGAGGTTTTTCTATAAAAATGGAGCATATGAGGAATTTATTGTGTTTGTTTCAGATTACAAAGAAGATCTTATTAAGCGAGATCCCGCATCAGGAGTGTTTATTTGGAGCGTAGAGGTCTCCTTTGAGGAATCATGATATAATGGGTTACATGAGAACGACAATTAAGGAAAGAACATGATTCCAATATCGGAAGCTCTCCGAAAAGAATTAAATAACGATTCTCAATCTGTGCTGCCAAAAGTAAAAGCGTGGATGTCTGATATGAGATACATGACGAATCTAAAGGTCTCTACTTCAAGTCATTCTTATGGGAAACAAATTTTAGATAGAAAGCCTCTTTTGTATCTTCCCTTCGAGGATGCTTACGAGAGGGCTCTTTCTGTTACCGCTGTCGCTACAATTTCTATTGCTGCCGCAGCGGTTGTCTCTACTGGCCCTGCCTTTCACGGTCTTCTTGCAGGCACGCCAGTTTCCTTTAGTACAACAGGAGCTTTGCCTTCTGGCATTGTTGCTGGCAAAATATATTACGTTCAGCGCCCTTTTTTGACAGGGTTTTATTTGAATACCCAACGATGGGCCGCGTTAGAGAATTCGTCTATAAGCAGGGTGGCTACGGGAAGTCCTCAATCTGGAGTCCATTCTTATATTGTCTACAAGGCTAGGTCTAAAGACATCGGCTCTAATTCTTTCAATTTTTCTTATGGAAAATATGAGGACAATAATTACGTTTGGTTTCCGGGGGTGAATGGTAGTTACATTTCGACTCCTGATGCTGCTAATAATAGTTTTACTGGAAGTTTTTCTATTGTTGCAAAGTTGGATAACAGTTGGGGGAGTGGGGCACGTCAAACAATTATTTCAAAATATGCCCCCACCGCATCTGCGGATTCGGCTAAGTCTTACACTTTCGACATTAACACTTCAGGATATCTTCGTCTTATGTTAAATAGTGGAGTCGGAGGAGTTGGCTCAGAGGTAGATTCTATATCCTCCAACCCTCTGACAACTTTTGGCACTGGCGGTGTCGGCTGGGTTGCTGTGTCTTGGAACTCCTCTACGAAGGTTGTCACTTTTTATACTTCACATGATGGAGTGAGTTGGGCTTGGAACGGAACTACGGCGAACTCAGTCATCTCCGTTAACAACAGCACTACTGCCGTAACTATTGGTTCAAGGTCGGATGGTATTCTAAATAAGCTTGCGTCTTCGCGTGTATACAAAATCAACTGTTACTCCGGTCTTATCTCTCTGTCTGGTACTACATTGGCTCTTCCATCTCCCAATCCCACCTTTTCATTTAACGCCTACGACTTTGCTAGCGGCGCATCCACGTCGGCAGTGACTACGGATAAGTATGGCTTCGGTGCGGGGACCAGCACTTGGACAATACAAAATACAGGGAACTCGCCTGCCTACCCTGTTAAATCAAACTTTTCCGAAACCAAGACTGCCATAAATGAGGTTGATAAAATTTCAGGAAAGACTAAAGAGATCCTTATCAATGAAAGGCTAGAAGACACTTTTAATAGGGCCGACCAAGATACACCGGGATTCTTCTCTAGTAATAGTTTGTATTCTTGGGGGAAGAACAAGAAAAAGTGGGCTATTAGATCAAATAAGTTAAAGTATTTAGCCGGGATCTACGACAACGACCCCGGCTTTGTTTATTTGCGAACAAACTCTCTTGATCACTATGTTGACTTCAAGAGTGATGGAAAGCTTGGCTCTGCGACATTCGTAAGGTTCGTTGATGAAAAGAACTATATTTCAGTTGGCAATGGCAAGAATACAAATGCAAATGTCGATGCCATTGTCGATGGTGTCGTTCATAGAGTGGCATCTCTGAGCGGTGTCTTCGTTTCTAGTAAATATTACAGGATTAGAACTGAATATAATATGTACCATGTTTTCGACATGGGGGTGTCGATGCCGACCAAGGACTCTGCCGATGGAACTTGGATGGGGTCAGGGTATTTTTATGATCCTATTTTTAGGACTGAGGACGCCAAGAGGGTTGGTCTAGGGTTCCATTATGCCAAATATAATCTTCCATCTGGATCGCAGGCTGAGATGAACGCTTCCTTTTTCGAGTTTGATTATTTCGCCGCCTACGGGTTCAACTATACTAGCGGGTCTTATAAGTTTGACGAGGAGAAGTACCTTTTTGCCTCAAAATATAACGGGAATACTGTAGGCCAGTTTGAAACTATTAACAGCGCTACTGATTTTACCTTGTCGTTCCTACTTAGGGACCCAATTTCTACTGGAATACCGCATGGCAGTCCAGACTTGGATGGGACAATATTCTGGCTTGGAAACTCAGCAAAGAAAACCGGGATTAGGGTAAATCGTAGAGACATAACTAGCGCCGGTCCTACGTACAGGTACACATTGGAGGCGCAGATATTCGCCGCAGATGGTGTCACATCTTACACTTTAACGTGGCCTTCTGGAAGTTTTGACCCTGGCACACTATATCATATTTCTATCATCAAAAGTGGTGCAAGGTTTTCGATGTATATCAATAATGTGGAAGTTACTTTCGCAACCCTCCCTTTGGGTTTCGCTATGAACAACGTCTCAGCGGCCGCTGATAACCCGCTAATTGGTATTGGAGCAGACCTTACCCAAGATGACCTTGGGGGAGGATATAGTTATCACTTTTTTAATGGTTGGATTTCTGAACTTGCGTTTTTTGGTTTTGCTTTTGATCAAGATGATAGGGATTCTCTTTACTATTCAATCGAGAATCTGGCGACATTGAGCACAGAAACTTGCGACATGTATTACGATGCGGAACGCGCGTTTGATGGAATCCAAGAAGAGACCTTCACATACGCTTTCACTAATATGCTTAGCAGGCATGGCAAGGTCATTAAGGCTAACAATCACGTATATTGTCCTGCTTCGTCTCCGAATCAGGAGGCCTTTGTCAAAATGGAGGGTAATTTTGGGTGGATGTCTAGGGTCAAGTCAGCATCAGATAAGTCTTTTAGTAGACCCGACTTTCTAAAAGCATCTTTCGATGCCATGAACTGTAACCGGGTCTTTGTTTCTACTGGATATTACGGTGGTCCAATAAAGGGATTCGATTACAGTATCGAAAAGGCAGATGGCTTTTTTATAACTGGCAGCACAAGTTTCGATACCATCGATCCATCGTTTATATATATTGACCTTGACGACACTTACTCAATTGTCTCTATAAAGATCACTCCAACATCAACCCTTAACGCTCTCGATTATGCTCGCATTATTACAATTAATCCCATCTGGGAAGTTGACTTAAGTGAGCTCGTTATTTCGTTCAATTTGGATAAGGTTCGAGACAATTTTGATTCGTCGCTCCCCATCGGGTCTACGGCTGCAAACAATGGCAGCATTGAGTTTGATAACACTGAAGTATTATTTAATAACTACGATCCTCTCTCGATTTACGGGGATTATATAAATCCTGATACCAAAATTTTTATTTCTCTTTCACACGATGTCTCTCAGGTTAGCGGGTCGGGGTATGAATCTGAAACTGTCGTTTTGGCTACAGAAATGTATGCTGATCAGTGGAGTCTAGATTCATCTTCTATGGTTGCATCTGTCACTATTCGTGATTACTCAAAGTTCCTTCAGGAGAAAACTGTCCAAGGGTATGTTGCTAGAGGCTTTTCTGCTAGCAAAGCTATTGCCGATCTTGCCTTGCATAGTGGTTTTCCGTTGAGAAAGATCGACTTTTTTGATAAATATCAGCAACAGGTCACTGTTGATGAGCCGTTTGTGTATGTAAAGTTTAACGAGACTCAGCCAGATATCGACACAGCTGTCGCCCCCGGCGGATTAGGGCATACACATCATATCGATGAGTACCAAAATATTCACTTAGCGGGGTTTTATTCGGGGCTTGAGTCAAACCCGACCGCTGATCTTGCCGGAACTTCGCTTCTTTATTCAGATTTCTACGAGGCTCAAGATATTGCGCAAAGGTCCATTGACGACCTTGCCATAAAAAGTTTTACTCCGTATTATAAGCAGGGGTCGGTTAAGGCTGAAAGTATCATCACAGACGTAAAGACTGTCTTGTTCTCAGACCCAACTGGAAATTGGACCTCAGAAATAATTCACTGTCTGCAGTCAACAGATATATTTACAGATAGTTCGGCTACGGCAACTGCACTTGGTGGGATTGTCCAAACGAGCATACTTGGCCCACCGTACTACAAAAGCTTTTGCTTACAGTATGTCTACTCTGTTAGCACCAATTCGTTGAAATATATACTCTGGTTTGACCCGGAGGGTCTGCCGATGCCGAGTATGGAAAGTTCAAGTTCCTTTAATCCACTTACCCCTAATCATATCTGCATCACAAAGAATGTACTCGCTTCGACTATCGAGTATAAGATGTATATCAACAGCAATCTCGAAGCGATTTTGTCAACAAACAAAACAACAGGGCTTCCAGCTCTCCCAGCTGATCCTACTGATAAAAATTACTATACAGGCTTTTCGTCTAGCTTCCAAGCCTACGATGGGGTGGGGGTAGGCACGATTTCTGGGTTCGCTGATAGTTACGTTTCGAACTTCGCATACTACGACTACGTCCTTCCTTATGTAAGAATAAAGAAGCATTTCGATTGCGCTTCGGTTTATGCTATGCCAACTTTTAATTACCTTTACGCCAAAGATTCCACATACTGGGATTCGATGTTGAACATTGCCACGGCAGATATGGGCATGTTCTATATAGATGAGTACGGGTTTCTCAAGTACGAATACAAAGATGTCCTTCATGATGGACTCCAGTCGAGATTCCAAAATAGTCAGTATTCTCTTTCGGATGACACAAACATAGTGTCGGGAGATCTAAACTCTGAGGTTCAAACAAACAAAGTCAAAGTAAAAATCAACAAGTCTAGCTTCAATGCTAGTGAGACACAGAACTTGTGGTCAGCTGAGAGCGGAGAGTCTCTGGCTGTGTCTGTCATCAAAGATATAGTCACTCCCTTTTCGACAAGCATTCGCCTGAAGAACGTTTCTGAACCACTTTGGTTACCTTCCGGGTATATCAAAATTAATGATGAGATCATAAAGTATGAAAGAAAAGTCAACAATTTCCTTCACGAATTGACGAGGGGAATGTTTGGAACTGAGGTTGGCTATCATAATATTGAGGATAGAGCCAGGGAGGCTAGATTCTATAATATTACTTATTCTGACTCTCCAGCTGTTGTTGTGAATTATCCCTTTATCACACAGGATAGGTTCGAAAAGACCGTGGATGTAGACTATTTGGCGTCTAACGCTTTTTCGACTAAACTTCTCATTTCGGCAAGAGATCCGGGGCCAAGCGTCAAAACCCTCAACGGAATTGACTACTATTACACAAACGGTCCCGCATATACAAATCTTGTCATTCTGAATGGAGACAGTCCCCTTACCGATGCCAATAACTACTTTGTGATTTCCGGAGTTTCAGCTGTCACTGAGGTAAGTAACGAGCTAATAACGGAGTATTCTGAAGAAGTTCGTGATAACATTAGAAAATATCAAATTAAGGAACTTGAAATTGACAATGAGTTCATTGGGAATAAGATTTACGCCAAGCAATTTGCTAAGCATATTCTTACATATTTCTCTGATCCTGTCAGGATTATAAATCTTGATGTGATCGGTGTTCCGCATCTCCAACTTGGAGATCTTGTCACGGTGACATCCTTCAAGGCTTTGGGGATCAGTAATGTTAAATTTTGGGTGATACAGAATTCAATTTCGTATGACGGTGGTCTTCTGCAGAGTTTGGTTCTGCGTGAATATTCCAGCCCAGCCGCAAGACCAAAATTTATTTTATAGAAAAGGAGTGATTTAGATGGGTGAATTTCAGTTTGTTCAATGGGGAGAGGGCGTTCCTGTTGACTATCAGCGGCTGAACGCAATGATGCTAAATGAGCAGCATTTGAAGGACTTGGTTGAGCCGTTACCTAGGGGTATTATTATGCACAAGACAATCGAAATTTTCTCTATTGACCCTAACGGCGGCCCCCAAAATATTACTGGCCTTGTAAATTTAAATTTCACGACGGAACCGGGAAGACTGACATCGTTTGAGTTCCACCCTGGGATCATTGCACCTGACGTAGCGAATGGATTCGAAATTAGATATAAAATTACAGTCACCGAGGCTGGAGGAAGCATCGTTGCGTCACCAGAAAATGGAGCTGCAGTAGTTAACGATTTCAGCAACCCCGGCGTTCCTCTTGTCTGGATGTACCCCGAGGCACTTCCTGCTGGTACGCATAATGTGTCTGTCAATTTAGTCGCTAACGTCTCGTTCAATAGTATAACTGTGGGTAGGGATTTGTCACGAGTCCTCTTAATTGTGCGAGACGAAGGTGCCTACGTCTCCCCTCACACATGAGTTTAGCTTCTAGAAGGAATAGCGTCTCTTGGTTGGGAGCTAGGGAAGGTCTACAGAATCCAAATTTCAATGGTGGTCGATACATAGACGATAAAGGATACATCCGAATCCTTACCCCAAAACATCCTTCTAATAATAGCGGATATGTTTATGAGCACAGGCTTGTTGCTGAAAAACACTTGGGGCGCTTCCTTCAACAATGGGAGACGATCCACCACATCAACGAACTAAAACTGGATAATCGTTGGTCTAATTTTTATTTAACTACAGGCCCTGAACATACCACTTTGCATCGCGAGGGGAAAAAGCAAAGTAAAGAAAATAGAAAAAGCCAGAGTGAGCGTGGGAAACAGCGAGCAAGAACTGGTAAGCGAATAAACGGCAAATTCGTAAAAATGTCCGAAAATTCTGCTATAATGGGGGACGACGAATTGGAGAATATTCCTTGAAACACTTCAAAAGTAAGCACGACGAATCACTTAACCTCCCAAATCTTGGTGGAGAAGAGCATATTCCTCCGAGGCGAGAAAAAGAAATCAAGCCTCCCGCCACTTTAAAGCCAGGGGTGGAATGGGATGGTGATGAAGTTATTGTCACATCAGAGGTCTACAACGAGCCTGTAAAGGACTGGGATGAGCTCCTAAACGAACTAGGGTACGATTCAGACCTTTATGAAATTGTTGAGCCAGTTAAAGTATCTTGCTGGGATGCTCCTGCCGGTGAAGGCTCGACTAAGAGGCTTTACTCTTACAAGGCCGGGATCAGGGCTAAGCGTTTCACTCAGTATCGTGATGACGATTATAGCGATCTTGTTACGCTAATTAGAAAGCATCGCCCACTTTCGGATAGGCTTCTTGATGGGGACGCAACTTTTGTTGTCTGCCTATCAGACTGGCAATTAGGCAAGGCTCTAAGGGATGATACCCCAATTCTCACCACTAAGGGCTGGAAGCCTCACGGCGAATTGGGCATTGGAGACTACGTATACTCCCCAAACGGAGCCCCCGTTGCGGTTGTTGGGAATACCGGGTCATCCGTTCAGGATATCTACAAGGTAACGTGGGATGACGGGGAAGAGATCGAGGCGACTGCTAACCACCAATGGGACGGTTATAGGCGCTTCAATCGAAAAGGAAAGTACGATCGTTATGAGGTATCTATGACGACAAGGGAACTTTTCGAGATTAATAAATTCGGCACAAATGCAAGTTACGCAAGACCATTCCATATAAAAAACACTAGCCCACTAGAGGTAAGCCCTCAGGAGCTCCCCGTCGATCCATATCTATTCGGGGCATGGTTGGGTGACGGAAGTAGCTACAGCGGAAGAATAACTTCTGCAGGAAGCGATTCAAGCTACTGGCTTAATCTATTTGATTGCCACACTGTAAAAAATGGAGCAAACAGAGGAGAGATGGTAGAGATTCGAATTGACGGACTCACGTCCAAACTCAACAAGATGGGAGTCTTGGGCAGCAAGTCCATCCCAAAAGAATACTTAGATGGGTCTATTGACCAGCGTTTGAGTTTGGTGCAGGGTCTTATGGACACAGATGGTTATTGTAGTGAAGATGGTTCGGCTGAGTTTTGTCAAGTGAACAATAACATTGCCGATGGTATGGAATTTCTGCTGAATTCACTCGGTATGAAAGTAAAGAGGAGGGTGAAGCAAACTACGCATCAGCCAGCCAACATATTGCAGTTTACTCCTAACAGAGAACTTCCTTGGCAGCGCGTATTTAGAATGCAGAGAAAACTGGACAGGTTGCGCTATGGTGAAGGCCAGTGGACTTATTCCTATATTCGCAATGTCGAGAAGATGGAAAGGGCCAGCGCCCAATGCATCACAGTCGAAGGCGGGCTGTATCTCGCAGGGGTGAGTCTGAAGGCTACCCACAACTCCGATGGGGACGGCACAGAGGGAACAATTAAGAGAATTTTGGTTATGATTGATGAAGTGACTGATCGCATTCGCGAACTTCGAAAGTCTGGCCGGAAGATGAAAACTTTAGTCGTTGCCGGGATTGGGGACATGGTGGAAAACTGCGCTGGTCATTATGCTTCGCAAACTTTCACGGTGGAACTTAATCGCCGCCAACAGATCCGTGTTCTTCGTCGCCTGTTGACTAAGGCTATCACTACTTGGTCTAAGTTGTTTAGTGAAGTGATTGTCATCGCTGTGCCAGGAAATCATGGTGAAAATCGCAATGCCGCAGGCAAGGCGTTCACGACTCGTGGAGACAATGATGACGTTTCTGTTTTCGAGATGGTTGCTGAAATATTGTCAGCAAATCCCGATGCTTACGGCCACGTTCGTTTTATTTTGCCGGAAGACGAAATTTCCATCACTATCGAAGTGAGTGGATTCATTCTCGGCTTTGCTCACGGACACGTTACGAGTAGCGGCGCAGATCCCCAAAAGAAGATCAAGGAGTGGTGGAAGAATCAGAAGTTCACCAATAATCCCATTGGCGACGCAAATATTCTCATTACTGGCCATTATCACCACTTTTCCGTCATCGAGCATGATAATGACAAGATTCACATGCAGTGTCCAGCGATGGATGGCGGATCAGAGTGGTTCAACGACCTTACTGGTGTAGACTCTAGACCGGGCACTCTGACGTTTCTCCTTGACTCGTCGGACAAGCCTTATCGTGATTTAGAAATTATTTAAAAAAGGGAGGTGAAAAAATTATGGATAACATTACTATTGCAGCATTGGCAGGTATTTTCGTCCCCATCTTGATTTCTTTCTTGAAGAATAAAAGTTGGAGTTCGAAGGTGAAGCAGGCTGTCGCTGTGGTTGTGTCTGGCGTTGTTGCTGTAGGCATCACCGCAATTGATAACGGTGTAGACCTTTCGGATTGGCAAACTATCGCAACTAACATTGCGGTTGTTTTTTCTGTCGCTCAGGTGTCCTACCAACAGTATTTTGGAGGAACCGCACTTAATGCGAAACTCGAGAATACCGGAATCGGCCGCGTAAGCGCGGGCTGAACTGTGGCCGGGGTGGAGGAAGCGTAAATTTCCTCCACCCCGGCCGCTTTTACAATAAGGATATAAATACATGATTACTATTGAGCGTTTTGAGAGAAAGGTTGATAAGGCTGGTGACTGCTGGCTGTGGATCGCATATATTCGCAGAGACGGGTACGGGTATTTCTGGGTTGACGGGAAGATGGTATATTCCCACCGTTTTGCTTATGAGCATTACGTCGGGCCAATTCCGGCAGGCTTACAACTAGACCATCTGTGCCGGGTGAGGAATTGCGTGCGTCCAAGCCACTTGGAGCCTGTAACTCAACAGGAAAACGTAAGACGCGGTGAGGTAGGGAAGGCGAGTGGCGCTCTACAACTGGCAAAAACCCATTGCCCACATGGTCACCCCTATGACGAAATCAACACGTATTACTGTCCAAACGGAAGGCGCCAATGCCGAACCTGCCATGCCGAACGTGAGCGCCAACGGCAAGCAAAGAGCCGGAAGAAGGCAGTTGCGTGATAAATTGTAGAAATTGCGGTGGAGCGATATACGAGGAAGAGAGCTATTATGATCTTTACTACGAGAGAACTATCCAATTGGGTTGCCGTCAGTGTTCCAAGAAGGTTCAAGTTAACGAAAAGGACTGGAATGATTTCAAAGATAAACTAGCGAAAGCAAAAAAGCGTGCTAGGTGAACTAAACTTTTCTCAAATAAAAAAAGGCCAACTATACTTCTTGCCAAGCGCAAGCGTGGTGAGAGTTGTGAGGGTCGATAGATTCAATCAAGTGTTTCTTCTTCGCAACTATCTTTCTCACACTAATGAGTCAATTGATTTCGATTCAGCCCCGAAGGTCTTGAAACGGGCTTTTACCATTTCGGACGTTTCGAGGGTGGTTAGAAGAAAAGTTTCCACTATACGGAAGTACGAAAATGACGGGCTTCTGGCTTCCCCGAGGAAAATTCTCCTAAAGGAGAATGGAGTCCAGCATTGTCGTGTATACTCTGATAGGGATGTGGAGGACGTTATAGAGTTCTTCAGAAGGCGTAAACCTGTCGGACGGCCAGCTTTACGTGGTATAATGATGAGAACCGAGAAACCGCTCAGGTCTCAAGATTTAAGGAATAGGTAGATAAAATGGCTAATTTAATTCCAGAAACAGATGACACTAACACGATTTGGTGTTCTGTTGGCATCACAAAGAACTTGGGCAATTATGAGTCTCTCCGTATCGACGCTGGAGCAAAATCCACTGTCGAAGATGGAACCTCCAAGGATGAAGCTTGGAAGTCGCTTTGGGCTGATGTTCAAGCACAAATTGAAGAGCAGATCCTTGAGGCTGATCGCGGCTTATCCGAATCCTGATGTCCCAGAATTTGAAGAGTGTCCATTGGACAAAGGATGCCTTATGCAAGTTTGACAAGAAGTTTCTTTCTTTTCAAATAGATGAGGTCAATGAGGCTAAGTCAATCTGCAAGGACTGTACGGTCAAGATTCCTTGCATCATAGCGAATCAGGATGTCGATGGAACTTTTACGTCGGCGGGCCTATCGAAGTACGATAGGCTTATGATGCAATGGAAGAGGGTGTCAACCCAAGATGAAAGCAACTTTGGAGATAGTGATCTCTACGTTTCAGAAATTGTGCGACGAGAACGGAAAACTATTTCTCTCTGAACCTCGACAAGAAGAGTTGATCAAAAGTCTTCTTTCGTATTACAATACATACTATAGCGAAGATATCCTTCGAGAGTGTATAGTTGAGTTCATCAAGACTGCCGATGATCCGATTCTCGTTTATGATTTCGCTATTGAAAGTTCCAAGGTGAGGGATAAGGTAGTCGAAAGACAAAAGTCTAGAAATGATTTCGACAAACTCGTAAAGGAAACAGAAGAAAGGATGAGGAATTTCGATGAACTATGAGTTGAATCTCATCAACAGCATTGTGAGTACGGGAGATATTGAGTCATGTATCGATCAGGGGGTCGAACATGTTTTTGCTGAGTACGCTGACGTTTGGAGTTTCATTCTCCAGTTCAATAGCGAGTACGGTCAGATTCCTTCAAAAGATGTGATCAAAACTAATTTTAAGAGTTTTGAATTTTATAATGCCGACTCTCCTATCCAGTTTTATATTGATGATGCCAAGAGGCAGAGTCTTGGTCGTGGTGTGCGCACAACATTGTTTAAGGCTTCTGAGTCTTTGAAGGGCGGGGATGATCCCGCTAAGATTTTGACTTTGATCCAAAGCGATTCAGCTAAACTCATGCGAGATTCGGGGAGATTGAAGGATTCTAATATTGCTGACTATTCTGAGCGTGTTGAGATCCTCAGGGATCGTATTGAGAATCCTGATAATAAGATTGTTGGCGTTCCTAGCGGCATTAAGGTTATCGACGTTCACTTTGGGGGCTTTCAACCTGGGGATTTCGTTGTGGTTATTGGGTGGACAGGAACGGGAAAAATGGTTACGCCTGCCACACCGATCCCCACTCCTGACGGGTGGCGTAAGGCTGGAGATATCAGTCCGGGCGATAAGATATTTGGTCGTTCTGGTGCCCCAATTACGGTAACCCACATTTGGCCTTGGAGTGATCTGAGCATGTATAAGATCGTATTCAATGACGGAAGTGAGATTGAGGTAGGAGAGGATCATATTTGGACTCTCCTTTCTGCAAATAATCGTTATAGGGGCTTGTCGGAGAATTTCATAAACAAGACAACCGGAGAGCTGTTTAGCGAGGGGGTCCGTTTTGGAGCTAGGAATACTGGGAACTCCAAGTCTCAGTATAAGTATTACCTTCCAGCTACTGGCCCTGTTGAGTATCCGAAGGTGGATCTTCCGATAGATCCTTATACCCTTGGAGCACTATTGGGCGACGGATATCTCTCAAGAAGAAGGGTAGAGCTTTCCGGCAATGATAACTTTATCCAAGATAAGGTTCAGGGGGCTAACCCTCATAAAAAGTTTCGTTTCTATACCAAGACTGATAATCACTGCGCCTGTACCAATTACGGAGTTTCCTTCAGGGAGGATCTGACATCGCTTGGGTTAATCAATCATAAGTCGAGGGATAAATTCATTCCAGATTCATACCTCATTTCCGATATAGATAGTCGGAAGGCGCTTCTTGCTGGTCTGTTGGATACTGACGGCAGCGCTACACCTAGAGAAAGAGCAAAATACTCATCGTACTCGGCCAAGTTGGCCGAAGGCGTCAAGGAATTGGTATTGTCACTTGGCGGCGTCGCTTCGGTAAAAGGGAATGTCAGAGGAGATGGTACCGAGTACACTGTTAGTGTATGGACCCCATTCAATCCGTTCACTCTCCCCCGGAAGGTGGAACTTTATTCCCCGACGTATGAGTGGTTTAGGGCAATTGAAAGCATTGAAAGAATAGACGACGGGGACGGAGTCTGCTTCACCGTAGACGCCCCTGATCATCTGTATATGGCCGGAGATTACATTGTCACTCACAACTCCTCGCTTACTCGCCTCATGGCGGCTAACGCTTGGCGTGCTGGGCATGTTCCTCTAATTATTTCTTTGGAGATGGATCGGATTCAGGAAGAGTTCCGTATGGACACTATTTTGAATGCGGGAAGAGTGTTTACTAACACTCAACTCACTAACGGTAAAGGCTTGGACTTAGATGAGTATACGGGCTGGGCTGAGGATATGTTCGACGGGAAGCATCCCATGCATCTTGTGACTTCTGACGGGATAGAGACAGCAGATCAACATTTTGTTCAGTCTAAAATTGAGCAGTATAAGCCAGATCTTGTCATTCTCGATTACCACACTCTGTTCGATGATTCGAGCGGGGGAAGGTCGGAGACTGAGCGTGCTAAGAATCTTTCTAAGGCGTTCAAGCGTATGGCTGTGCGCAATCGTGTTCCCATCATTGACGTTTCAGGTGTTACGATGGACGACGGTCACGATGAGCGTCCTCCAGAACTCAATGAGATTGCTTGGTCTAAGCAACTTTCGTATGATGCCGACATGGTGTTGAGTTTGCATCGCCCAGAGGGTAGTGATATTTTTCAAGTTGTAACTAAAAAGACAAGGCGTTGCGCTCCATTTGCGTTTTATTTAAGATGGAACCTAGACTCAGGAGAGTGGAGAGAGATATATGAATACCAAATTTAACAACAATAAGCGCGGAGGCCGACGCCCAGTTTATACCATTAGAGGCACAACATTGGATGAGGAAACTATTATCCGCCAACGATCTTATATCGAAGATTATGTCCGTGAAAATTCTGGAAAGAAGTTTCGCAAGACATCGCTTTTCTGGAGCATCGACAAGGATGGAGTTTCAAGCTTCTCAATTGAGTTTTATGGTTGATGTAACGAACTACCTAGAAGGGAAGGGCATTCAGATCATTAGAGATGACGGATCTGAACTTGCTTGCTATTGCCCTTTTCATCAAAATACCGACACCCCCGCATTTTTTGTGAATAAGAATACGGGGCTTTGGATTTGCTTTAATCCAGCCTGTGGAAAGACTGGGTCGATTAAAGATTTGATGGAGTTTTTTGGGGATACTGGGAATTTTGTTAGAGAATATTCTATTGACGAAATTGAATTGAACCTCCTCCATGAAGATGAAGATGTTGAGGACACCTCTTGGGGGGATGTTCTTGAGGAGATAATGGTTGATCTTTCTGAGGATTCTTATAAATTTCAATACCTTTTAGATCGTGGTTTTACTCTGGAAACATTAAGGTATTTCAATGTTGCTTATTCCGATTCGAAGAACAGAATTGTTATTCCAGCAAGGGATTATAAACATTTAGTGATTGGATTCATTGGGAGAACGACATTGCCCGATGTTCAGCCAAAATATTTGTACTCGAAGGGGTTTCCGAGAAAGGACACTCTTTTCAACTTAAACAACGCTAAGAGATATGATTCGTGCATAGTGGTCGAAGGTAGCCTCGATGCCCTCAAGGTGCATCAGGCAGGGTTTCCCAATGTCGTTTCGACTTTGGGGGCCTCTGTAACTAAGGGCCAGATCGCTTTGATGGCAGATTACTTTGACAAGATAGTTATCTTTTCAGATAACGACGCTGCCGGGAACGCAATGAGAGATCTCATAGCGCGCGCCCTTTACAGCAAAGAGCTTTTCATTGTTGAATTTCCGGGAGATGACATAAAAGATCCTGGAGATATGTCTGAGGAGCAAATTAGGTTTGCCGTCGAGAACGCTGTTGACTTTCTTAGTTGGAACTTCGGGGAAGAGTTTTTCCATAGCGTACCTGTTTAACACTTTTTCAAAATTACCCCCTTGAATGGTTCGGGATGGAGGAAACAGTGGTATAATGTCTATGACGCCAAAGTGCGTATGGAAAATCAAATAATACGCTTGTAGCGTAGGAAAAAAAAGGTAATTATTATGAGTATGTTCAAGACTTTGAGTGATCTGAAAAAGAACACTATCAACATGAAGGGTAGTGCTCAAGATGGAGAGCGCATTCAGCGCTACTTCGTTGTGAAGTCAGGAGAGTCGTATCTGATTCGCTTTCGTCAAGAGTTGACAGAGGACTCCGCAGCGTTCACTGAGGAAGCCGGGGTCGCACATGTCGTTTCGGTCCACACTAACCCTGAGGACTTCAAGAAGAGTGCGGTTTGCACTGCAGATAACGAAGAGTTCGGTTATCGCTGCTTTGGCTGTGAACAGATTGTTCATGATCGTGGCTGGCGTGCGAAGCAGCATCTTCTTCTGAATGTTGCTGTATTCAATGCAGAAGAGGACATTTGGGAGCCTCGCATTATCGATCAAAAATTCACTGGAGCGCATGTTGCTGAAACTATTGTGACTTACGCTTCGGAGTACGGCACTATCCTTGATCGAGATTTCAAGTTTTCTCGCACAGGACAGAAGCAGCAGACCAAATACACACTTATCCCGTTGGCCCCTAAGGATGCTGCCCCTAGCATTGCTGAATTACCGATGCACGATCTTACGAAGGTGTTTCGGAATATGAACCCCGCAGAGCAGGCTGGGTTCTTTGCTGGGGAAGAGGACGATTCTAAGTCTTCCGATTGGAAGTAATTTTTGCAAAATGTATTTCCATGCCTTGCTAGGCGAGGCATGGAAATATTCTTTTTTAGAGAGGATCTAAATGATTGTGCTTGAAATCGACGGAGTCATCGCCAATTATCGCGATGAACTAAGATTTAGGCTGAATGCTGCAGGATTTCATGCCGATAACGTATGCGAATTGGACAATTGCGACTTTAGCGAGGTTTATCCTGACATTCCCTCGGGAGGTCTTGATCTTTTTCTTAACGATCCTCTTATTGTTAAAAATGCTAAATCCTTCGAGGACGCATGGTATTGGGTAAATCACTTCAGTTCCTCATACGACATCATGTTCTTAACTGGAAGAGACATTTCCCTGACGAGCCCCACTTGGGACTGGTTTCGTGAATGGGATATACCTGCCGACTTTATCGTGTTCCAAGAAGATAAAATTAAGTTTCTTTATGAGATCCTCCCAACTGTATATGTCGATGATGACCCAGAGGTTATCTCTCAGGCGATATCTGTGGGGGTCAATGCTTACCTTTATAACCGCCCTTACAATCAAGAACATAGCGTTCCCGAGGGCAGGCGAATAAATAGCCTGTGGGAGATTGAGTTACCATGAGAGTAATTATAGCTGGGTCAGATATTGTGCAGATTAACAAGATTGCTGTAGAGACTTTCCTGAACGGTCTATACGCATCCCAAAAAGATAAGCTGTATGTAATTTATACGGGGAGAGGGCATGTCTCAGACATTGCCGAAGAGTGGGTGGATAAAACTTGGCGTCATTCTGTTTCGAAGTTCTCATTTAATGGGGAATGGCTTATCGAGCATTGGTCTGAAGGAATCACTCTAAGTGAAGTTGGCTTTCATTTCATTGAGGAAACGAACCCTGATTTAATTTTTCTGTTTGGTGAAGATCACAGCGGGTTTAGTGATGCGGCTAGACGACATAATATTCCTTCATTCATTCTTGAGAAGATTTCTTGAGCGAGTTAGTTTTTCGGCCAAGTTGGAATGATTATTTTCTTAATTTAGCAATTGCGGCGGCTCAGCGCTCAACTTGTTCTAGTCGCAAGGTCGGTGCGGTAATCGTAAATCCTGAGACAAATCAGGTCATTTCTATGGGATATAACGGTTCGCCTAAGGGTACATCACATTGTGGCCCGGAATGCGTTACAAGGACATCTGGGGGGCAATGGGGGCTCTGCAAGGCCATCCACGCCGAACAGAATGCAGTCATTTCGGCGGCAATGAACGGGGCGAGGACAAATGGCGCTACTATCTACCTAACGACGACTCCGTGCATATTTTGTGCTAGGGTTCTCATCAACGCCGGGATCAAGAAAGTGATCTCATCGACGCTCTACTCTCATACGGACGCCATCGAGCTTCTTTATGAGGGAGGAGTGGATATCGTTGTTGTAAGTATTGACAATATCCCGCCCATCTTTTTGGAGAAATTATGCATGTAGGACGAGTTCATAGGTTACAAGCGACAGAGTTATCTTTTTCTGATGATGAGTTCGATATCTGGAAAAAGGCTAACCCTACTGAGCCTCATACTCATGAGAGATATGTGGAGATGGGTACGGCAATTATTGCTGACATCGACTCGATGTGGGATACGTATGATCTCTATACTGTCGGAATTTTCTTCTCAAGAGATGAGGAGTAGATATGGCTGAGTTCGTTCATCTTCATAATCATTCTGAATACTCGCTGTTGGATGGGATGAGCACTCCAGAGGAAATTGCAAGTATTGTCAGCACTAATGGACAAATTGCCTCGGCCATCACCGATCACGGCACTATGGGAGGGTTCATTCGATTCCAAAAGGCCTGCAAACAGCAGGGGGTGAAACCCATCTTTGGTGTTGAGGCATATTTTGTTGATAATGCATTCAGGGAGGACGAGGAGAATAAAGAGGAAAGGTCTCATCTGATCCTCCTCGCAAAAAACGATAAGGGTCTTGAAAATCTGTTCCGCCTTAATAACGTGGCTTGGACAGAACAACATTACTACAAGCCTCGTATTGACTTCTCTAACCTTGAACAATTCGGAGAGGGTCTCATATGCCTTTCTGGCTGTATGGGGAGCGCTCTATCGAAGGCTATTCTGTCTGGAGATGAGGAGCGAGCGGAGTTTGTTCTGGAGAGATTCCGTGGAATCTTCGCTGACGATTACTACCTTGAGGTCCAACCTCATAATCCCCCGGAACTTAATTCCAAATTGATTGACTATGGGGACTCATACAACATTCCTATTGTTGGGACTTTGGATTGCCATTTTCCTACTGAGGATGATTGGGGAGTAGAGGAAGTCCTTCTTGCGATTGGACAGAACTCTTCCATGAGTGCTGGCCAGAAGCGTCACGCTAAAGATCATTATGATGAAGCTTGCGGGGTTCATGATTTAATAAAGAAGATGGATATCCTTTATCCAGATCGTCGCCTCTCATTTAAAGATTTGCCTTTGTACCTTATGGACGCAAAAGAGGTTTTGCAGCACTTCAATGACGTAGGAATTACGCGCCTTGATATTCTTGAAAATACTATGGAGATTGCTGAAAAATGTAATTCTGAGATCAAGATGAACAATATGCTCCTTCCCTCTTATACGAAAGACGTAAAGGTCGATATGTCATCTAATGATTACTTGAGGGAAGTTTCTTTTATGATGCTCTCCAATAAGCGCCTTGACAAAGACCAAGTATATGTAGATCGACTGAATGAAGAACTTGGCGTCATTTCTGGAAAGAACTTTTCTGATTACTTTCTTATCCTTTGGGATCTAGTAACTTGGTCTGATGATAACGATATCGCTCGTGGTCCTGCTCGCGGATCTGCTGGGGGGTCTCTTCTCGCTTACGTCCTTGGCATTACTAGCATTGATCCCGTCAAGCATGGGCTTTTGTTTTTTCGCTTCATCAACGCCGAGCGCAGTGACTATCCCGATATTGATACAGATTTTGAGGATCGTCGTCGTGATGAGGTCAAGGAATATCTCCGTAATAGGTGGGGGCATGAAAATGTTGCCGGTATCTCCGCATATGGGTCGTTTCAACCTAAGGGGTCAATAAAGGCTGTGGCATCAGCGTTTTCGGTCCCTTATGTTGAAGCAAACGCTATCACTCCACTGTTCGAGACTTTTGAGGAGTATAGAACTAAAGATTCGCTTGAGAAGTTCCGCAAGAAGAATCCTGACATCATTAGAGTGGCAGAGAGGCTCTCTGGGAGATACAAGAGTGCTTCCGCCCATGCGGCTGGCGTTATCGTATCTAGCGTTCCCTTGAATACGATTGTCCCGATTGAGGTCCGCCAAGAAGCAGTCACAAAGCGCAAGATCAACGTCGTCGCCTACGACAAGGACGAGACTGGAGACTTTGGATTGATCAAACTTGATATCCTCGGTGTTCGTGCTATTACTGTCGTCAAGGATTGCGTGGCTAAGATAAAGGAGCGCCACGGATTAGACGTTTTCGACTTAAGTATAGATACTGACAATCCCGACAAGAAGGTCTTTGAGGAATTTACAGCAGGGAATGTCGTTGGCATTTTTCAGGCAGAGGGTGCCGGATATGCGTCTCTAATTACCGAGATCGGTATAAATAGTTTCAGAGACTTAGTTGTTTCGAATGCCCTTGTTCGTCCTGGGGCGTATGTGACTCAGGGGAAGAAGTTCATATCTCGCCGCAATGGTACTCAGTCTTTCACTTATGATCACCCCATACTGGAGGGAATCCTCGGAGACACTTACGGAACTTTCATCTTCGAAGAACAAGTGATGAAGATTGCTGTCGAACTTGCTGGATTCTCTTGGTCTCAAGCAGACAATCTTAGAAAGATTATTTCGAAGAAGAAGGACCCAGCGGAGTTTGACAAGTATAGAGAAGATTTCGTAAAAGGCGCTAGCGAACACATCTCTGTAGCCAAGTCGAAGACACTATGGGCTGACATTGAGAAGGCCTCCTCTTACATGTTCGGGCTCTCTCATTCCACTGGGTACGCTCTCGTGTCGTATCAGACAATGTGGCTTAAGGTGAACTACCCAACCGAATTCATTTGGGCGACTTTGACTAATGAAGATAAGGGTGAAAAGATTTCTACCTATCTCTTTGAGGCTCAACGTATCGGCATAGAGATTCTTGGCCCGGATGTGAACAAATCTGAGCCAAACTTCTCTCTTGAGGGGGATGCTTTGATGTTTGGTCTCTCAAACATTGCTGGTTGCGGGGCATCAACCGTTTCGGAGATCTTGGTAAAGCGCCCATTCTCCGACTACGATCACTTCGTCAACACGGTACAAAAGTCTAAAGTCAGAGTCAATAATATGGAGGCGCTTCAGAAAGTCGGGGCATTGAATAGTATCGGTTACGACTCTCCATACGAATCACGCCGTTACTTCGGCCCTCTATTGAACTATCACGTCACAATGAATGACAAGTCTCCGTTCGATTCTATTATCATGCCATGCAGCGATGCTCAGGACGACAAGGGGGACATCAACCTCTACATTGTCCGTGGTGTTGTCAAGGACACCAAGAGGACTCCTAAGTATTTTCGAGCAGAGATAGAGGACTCTACCGGTGTCGTTTCTTCATTTGCTAATAGCGATGCTGTGATCAGCAAGCGAGATTACGTGATTTCCATTGTTGGTGATCAAACTATTCACCACATTGAGAACTTTAATGAAATTGAGACTGGTAAAAGTGACACTGAGTTCTCTAAATTTTTGCGTAAGCAAGTTGATGGAGAGAATATGAACGAGTACGAATTCCTGTATGATATAGGAATCAAACGAGGAGTTAGCACAAATGGTAAAACTTTGGCACTCGCATATCTTATCAATACTGTGAAGTTCCAAACAAGGACCGGCAAGGTTATGTCGTCGTCCTACTTTCACGTTCCTGATTACGGATGGCTCAAAACGACATCATTCACTTCAGGGACTATGACTAACGACGCTGAACTTAGTAAAAGTTTCGAGTGGAAGATGATAAAACTTACTCTCGGAAAGAATAAACAAATATCCCTCAAAAGCGTTGTCTCAGTTGAGAAGTGGTGTAAAATGAATGAAATCGATGTTGAAAATGAAAGAGAGAGAGTATGCTTGTAGTCAAAGGTGGGGAGAAGCTCCCTAAGGCCGAATCGCTAAAGACACCCAGCTTTGGGTTGAACTATATTCTTGGTGGAGGTTTGTGGTCTGGCCGTTACCATATAATCTGGGGAAATCCACAAGCGGGAAAGGCGCTGGCGAGTTGGGAAAAAGTGTTGACGCCAACTGGCTGGGAGGAGATTTCCGACCTTGTCGTAGGAGACTATGTTATCGGTTCCGATGGAAACCCCACAAGAGTGCTCGGGGTATTCCCCCAAGGTTTTAGAGATCTATACACCGTCACGTTTTCTGATGGGGCGAAGGTAGTTTGCGACGAAGAGCATTTGTGGACATTTAGGACATCGGAAGATGTCCATGGAGGGAAAACTTGGTGGAGAACTGACTCGCTCAAGAATATAGTCGGATATCAGAAGAGAAGTAATGGAGTGCAAGTTGAAACCGACTGGTGTCACATCCCCATAGCAGAGCCTGCCAAAACTTTCTTAGCCGATCTTCCAATTGACCCTTATACATTAGGGGTGCTTCTGGGAAATGGGTCATTTAGAACTGGATCGATAAGGTTTTCAACTGATGATGACTTTATACTTAAAAATCTAGACACTAAGGACCTGCGCGTTACTAAGGTGAGCGACTTTGACTACAGAATATCTGCAGAACGAGGTAGAGACAACTGGCTGCTAACCGAGTTGGAGAGCTTGGATCTATGGAGCGTCCACGGATTAGACAAGTCGATTCCCGCTGAATATATGTTCTCCGATCCAGATGATCGCTTGGAGATGCTACGGGGGCTGATGGATACAGATGGATACGTAGATAAAGGTGGGCGCTGCGAGTTCTCTTCCTCTAGTCCCCAGTTGATCACTGACGTTGTAGAACTGGTGCGATCGCTAGGAGGAGTTACGGGAAATACCGGAGCGGGGATCAGGATGAAGAAAACAACCAATGCCGACCACTACAGAGTGACAGTGACGCTTCCTGTGAATCCATTTAGGCTTCCAAGAAAGGCCGACCGGTGGAGTGCCAAGCCTGTTGGCAGGACGATCAGGAGTATTGACTACTACGGAAGAGGTCATGCGACGTGTATCAGGGTTGAGGCTGAGGACGGGCTTTTTGTAGCAAATGACTACGTAGTGACGCATAACACCACGCTGGCCTTCCATGCTGCCGCCGAGGCGCAGAAGCTTGGATATACGACTGTCGTTATTGACGCTGAAGGGTCTGCTACCGACGAGTGGATGGTCCAGTGCGGGATTGATATTGATGATCGTATTGTTATCCGTTCGACTATTCTTGAAGATATTCTGAATGTTATTATGCCAATGTTTCGTGAAAAGGACTCTAAGTATTTCTTTGTTTTTGATTCGATCAATACTATCGTGATGGAACAGTTTTACAAGAATGATGATGGTATGGGCGGTATTGGAATTTACGCTCGCTCTCAGGGCGTTCTTATCCAAAAGATTGCAGATCAACTTATTTCTGGCGTGAATCATGTGGTAGTTTTTATTGCGCAGCAAACTATTGCAGCGAAGGGTCAATTTTTTGTGACGCAAGGCAAGTATGGTAATGCTGCGTACCATTGGGCTACTAATATTATCCGCCTTCATGCCGGAGATGCCAGTGCCGATGTCGATCGTGACGATGATGAGCGGATTACTAGCCGCAAAGTTACTTGGCGTATTGACAAGTCGAAGCAGAGGTCTATTCAAGGCACTAAGGGTGACTACTGGTTTTCCCCGGAGAGTGCCACGATTGACTTGAAGCGTGAGGCTTTTCATATTGCTGTAAGGAACGGGATCATTACGAAGAAGGGTGCATGGTTCGAATGGGACGGAAAGAGTTATCATGGAGCCGACAAACTCATTAGCGCGCTGTCCGAGGGAGATATGAGTAATATTTTATCTCAACTTGAGCAGGCCGAACTGTCGTTCGACAGCGACGCAGAGGGCAGCGAATAACAGTGGATTGGAATCAAAGAGAACGTAGATCTGCCAAGAAAGATGGGGCAAAGGTTATTCCGAATAGTGGCCGTGGATTTAAGAAAGGGGACGCTCTTCTTGATGAAGAGTGGCTGATCGACTACAAGCATAATGAGAAAACCTTCACCTTGAGCGCTACTTCTTGGGCAAAGCACAGCAAGGACGCTTGGAATGATGGTCAATATAAGCCGATCGTAAAAGTCATCTTTGGTGACGGTAGGACGATCGCTATTTTAGATTGGGACGATTTCATTGAACTCAAAAGGTAATGAAAGGTTTGTAATTATAGAATCGTCAGAATGTCTTTACCGAGATGGGGAAGACGGTCCTGTGTGCCGTATAATGACCGAGAGAGGCTTGCACCTCCCTTTTGACGCATCTCCGATGCCGCTGTGCATAAGCCACGCTTATGAATTTCGGGGATGGACAATTGATGATACACTCGATGAGATTGTAAACTTAATAATAGAAGAAGATGAAGATAACTCAACTGGAGGAGAATAATGGAAATAGCGAGAACGCGTGAAATGAGTGAAGGTAATGTGGAGGTCGGACTCGATGAGATTGCCGCAGTGCTAGGTCGTGAGGAGTACGACGAATTCAATGCCTGCATGGCTATTGTCCAGAAGATTCTGGACTCTCCATCTGCCATGATGGGCAGTGAGGCCTTGGTTGCTGCAGCGAAGCTGGCTGCGCTAAGAACGAAGATTGGAGCCAGGGCACAATATTACAAGACGAGCGACAAGTCGATTATCCAAAGGCGTAGGAAGGACATTTTAATGCTGATGTATGATGCGCTTCAAGAGGTGATAAATACCATGAAACTGCTTGGCCGCATGGAGCACAGTTCAAGCCAGACAGGATATCGCACTTGAAAAGTATGGATACTTATGGCAATATAGATACATGAAGAAAAAATGCTCAATTGAAGACTGCAACGGTCAAACAAAATCACTAGAACTTTGTAGTAAGCACTACCAGCGACTTAGAAAAACAGGAAATCCCCGGCTATCTAAGATGAACAGAGACCATGACGGTATATGCTCGCTAGGAGGATGTGATAAGAAATACTGGGCCAAGGGATTCTGTAAGATGCACTATAGTCGATGGCGAGCGCATGGAGACCCAGAGAAGACAATGTTCGGAAATCACGACGGAGTGTGTGTTATCATAGGGTGCTCAAATGTAAGACACTCCAGGGGATTCTGCACAAAGCATTATGGGAGATGGTATCAGCATGGAGACCCAGATAAAATAGTTGACAAATCTAATCCAGATGGAAGGCCTACTGTAGATGGATATAGGACAATATGCAAAAATGGCATTTCGAAAATGGAACATAGATGGGTTATGGAAGATTATATCGGTAGGGAATTGATCAAACACGAAAACGTCCATCACCTCAATGGTGACAAACTAGACAACAGAATCGAGAACTTGGAATTATGGAGCACAAAGCAACCAAGAGGTCAGAGAGTGACTGACAAAGTAGAGTGGGCTAAAGAAATCTTAGACATCTACGATATCAATACCATGAAACTTCTTGGGAGAATTGAAGGTTCTATGGGGCATGGTGTACGATGAAGGGATTAATTAAAAATCTCAAATCAAGCGAGCAGCCAAAAAAGAAGGTTACGAAGAAGAAGGTCGAGGCGGCTATCCCAATTGACGTTCTGAACCTCGAAACATCTCTAGTTAACGCTATTGACGGCAAACTTGAGGCCGCTAACGGTACATCTTGGAAGCAAAGCAATAGCTTTGCGCCGTCCAGCACAAGCCCTTGTCCGAGGTTTTATGTGTATAGATTCCGTGGTTACAATCAAGAGATTTCTTTTCTTGGCCAAACTAAGAGAATTTTCGATCTCGGAAATCGCATTGAAGACGCGGTGGGGGAAATGCTTGACGATATTGGAATCTTGAGAGATTCTCAAATTGAGTTTACTATTACAGATCCGGCTCCTGTCAGGGGCTTTATCGACTTTATGGTAGACTGGGATGGATTGAAGCCAATGGAATGTAAGTCTATTAACGAGGCGGGATTCGTATATCGTAAGGCTTACCATAAACCAACTGATGCTCATTTCAAGCAGTTGCAATTATATATTTACGCAATGAAGACCGATTCTGGCTTTTTGATTTATTACAGCAAAAATAATTCAGAGTTGCTTCCTATCCTTGTCAAGCGTGATGACGTGTTTTTGGAAAAAACTTTCGACAAGTTTGCTAAAATTCACAAGGTCTTTACAGACGGAGATCTTCCAGAGAGGCCTTACAAGAAGGAATCACAGAACTGCACTCGCTGTGACGCTTTTTCTCACTGCTGGTCTGATACAGAGTTAGGAGTCTCAATAAAACCGCCGAAAGAGGGGGTAAAGTAGTATATAGATATTACGATATAAATGCCATACACATATGGTATAATATAGTTATGGAACTACCCGGTAGATTTTGCGCCAATGGAGATTGTGATGAGGCGTTCGAGCCTCAGGTCCACAACGCCATTTATTGTAGCGTAGAGTGTCGTAAGATTGTCACTAACAAGAATGTACTTGATAGATATTATGAAAAAAAAGAGCGAAGGGCCAATAAAAAGAGGGTCTGCTCTAATGAAGGCTGTGCTACTATCTTGTCAATGTATAATGATGAAGAGATCTGCGAGACGTGCAAAACCGAAAGATTGATACTGAGGTTGGCGGGTTACGGATGGGATGAAGCGAAGCTTCGAGAAGAGTGGTCATATTAGCGGCTCTGTGTTATAATATATGCTGGAGTGATCGCTATGAACATAGTTCGAGCCTTGAAGTTTAAAACTCCCAAGAGAGCTATTGTTGTTGGCGTTGATGCTTCGTCAACTTCGATAGCTTTCGCAATTTTCAGTCAGACGGAGGATAAAACTCATCTCCTGTCCACATCTAAAATAAATATCGGGGTATTCAAAAGAAATGATAAATTAAAATTTATATCATTATTTATCCCAGAATTCTTATCCAAGTACGATATCGACTATATCTTTGTCGAGCAACCTATATATATCCAGAACCCTGCAACGAGCAGGATTCTTTCTCAGGTTTCTGGGCATCTGATTGGGGAGTGTCTGAAGGTCACTGACAATGTCGATGAGGTTATTATTTCCAAGTGGAAGAGCTTTATTGGCTACAAAAACGTCTCAAAGGCCGAAAAGTCGTTATGGGCTAGGGACTTTGGGGAAAAGGAATCAAAGAAGATGGCAATCTCAGAAAGAAAATTAAGAACAGTTCGTATTGTCCATGAAAAGATCTATGGAATAGATCACATTGTTGATAACGATATTTGCGACGCTATCGGAATCGGCCTATACGGGTTGAGTGTTGTAAATAAGGGAGGGCAGTGAGTTGGCGCTTGAACCTATTGACAGACTTGAGGCCAAAATTGATAAGTCAGACAATTGTTGGCTATGGGCGGGGGCTATCGACAAGGCTGGCTACGGACGGATGGGTGTGGGAGGGAAGGTATTGTATACTCACAGGTTGTCCTACGAGTTTTATGTCGGGCCAATCCCGGAAGGTCTGCACATCGATCACATATGTCGCGTGAGGAGTTGTTTAAACCCGGACCATCTGGAGCCAGTGACTTGTAGAGAGAATGCAAGGCGTGGAAATACCGGGGAGCTGAGCGGTGCTAAACAAAGGGCCAAAACTCATTGCCCACAAGGTCACCCTTACGATGAAACCAACACGTATGTTGACCCGAACAATGGCAGCCGTACATGCAGAAAGTGCCATGCCGAACGAGAGCGTCGTAGCCAAGTAAAAAGGCGCGCCGCAATGTCGTTTACTGCTGGCTTAAAGGAGAGAGAACGTGCTTGAACCTTATAAAGACCGCGAGTGGCTCTACTTTCATTACGTCAAAAAGCGAATGAATATGAAAGATATTGTCGTGGTTCTTAAAACTAAACACAACATCACTTTGACACCCCAAGGGCTATACAATTGGCTCTCCAAGTATGATTTACTTAAGTACAGAGGTAAGGGTCGAAAGATCAATGCGAACCTCCAGATGAGGAATAAGGTAGCACAGTCGGGGAAGCGCCCCGATAAGATGCGAGAAGAACGAATGCGAGCGATTGCTCGGGCCAGAAAACGGGGCAAGTGATGATCAGCCACGTTTCGTATGGTATGATGGTCATGTCGATCGAGTCATAAGAGAGGAAGTTGCTACAAGTGAACGAGCATATTTTTTTCTTCCGGGACGACGATGATGACGATGATGACGAGTATGACAACGGAGAAGAGGAAGCTTTCCCGTCTCTTCAGGTAGTTCTCAAATTTCCTAATTCATTGTCCGCCGAAGATCGGCTCTTTTCTTTCGAATACAATTTTCCCGTTCATTACTCCGGGCTTGTTGAAGACATTGAAGAAAATGGGCTAATAATTGGTGACTTTTACAGGGTAAGCCCTAAGTATGCTTTCGATGCTCTGAAGTGTGGCATGGTCGTCCCGTTGATCGAAGAGATCAACTCGTATGATGATATGATACACTTTGAATACTGGTCTCCCCTTGAGGGCCGCTACAAGAATTTCTATGATATGGTTTTTGTTGAGAAATATTGGATGTTTTCCGCTCTATCTGAAAGAATATGGTCATATAACTAATGGAAAATACAGCTAAAGATACACTCGTCATGATTGAAAGAGAACTTATCAAGTTCGCATCATACGATAACGTGAAGTCTATGCTATCTAAGTATATGGTTGGCTCTTACGATCAAGATACTGTAGAGAAGCTCCTTGTGATTCTTTCCAGCGAATTTCGTAAAGTCTTGGAAAGGGTTGAGGATAATCTCCCAGATGATGATGTCGAAGCGGCCGCTGTCGTTGCTAGGCGGTCTTCTCCAAAGCGAGGAAAGCCTCGCAAAGAGGTCGATGTCATCATTGATGATGACGAAGATGAATAAATAACGAAGATGAGTATGGTATAATTGTTGTATGGGCAAAGACTTGGAAAAAACTGAAGGAATTTTTGATAAAGCAAAGAAAGTGGAAGAGGTGGGGCTTCTTCACTTGAAAGGCTATTCAAATTCTGACATTGGAGAACTTCAGGGGATCTCTCAGCCAACTGTGAGGGATTACATTTTCCAATATAAGAACCACCTTGAGGTTCTTGCCGAGAATGACCCATACTTTCTGGAAAAGGTCCAACTTAATACTATCAAGGCTCTTGCTGAGTTTGATGAAATTTCAAAGGAGGCTTGGGAGACTGTCGAGATTGCAACTCGGGAGGGGATGGTCTCTGCAAGAAATCAGGCGCTAAAACTTTGCCTTGACATCGCTACAAAAAAGGCTCAACTACATCAACTGATGGGGACAGCGAAAACTGACGGGGAGTATATAGCGCGGATGCAGAAGGCCGAGACTGTCAACCAAATCATATCCAAGGTCATTAAGGATGTGATTGCCGATTGCGAGTCATGCAAAGGGCGAGCCCGTCCTATGCTGCGCGAAGCCTTCTCTATGATGGAAGGCGACAGTTTCGCTACCGCAGAGGACGCTGGCGATCATCTAGATTTCGAAGAAGGAGAAGTGGTTGAATAATTTTCCAAGAAAAGCGACAATCGCTTGGATAACTTTGGGTTTATTTATCCTCATTTACGACGTAATAGCCATGTCCCTGAATGATTATCACAAATCCAAAGGTAGCGGGATAGTGCACGAGACACTCTCTGACGCCTGTTGGCGTGGAATCAATCATCCTACAGTAAGATGGCCTATCTGGTTATCTACAGCAGCCATCGTCAAGCATCTTGCTTTTCCGAATTTTTTGAAAAAGTATGATCCAATAAGTTTGGTGGGTACAATTATAAAGCGGGTCAGTAGGTCTCGTTCAGATGGCTGACGACTTCTTTGGTACGAACTTAGACTTCAGCGATTTTGATCGCCTCCTAAAGAATGAGGATCTAATCGAAGAGCCTATTCCTATTGAAAAATTTGTAACTGATAAGCATTATCTCGGGCTTCCCCCTCTTGGTGATCTTCAATATGAGGCATCTAAGATGATTACTCAAATTTTCAAGCCTGAAACTCTAATACAACTTCATGGTGAGGAAAAAGGTTTAGAGTTATATAAGCATTATACGGTAAATGAAGTCATTTGCCAATGGGGAAAAGGTTGTTCGACAAAAACGGCTAAAGTTTATTCCCCAGAATTGGGTTACAAAACAGTTGAGAGCTTAACCTTGCAGCCGAATACTTACAAAGTTGTATCTCATAGTGGAAAGGCGAGAGAAGCGACCCCTTTTGCCAAAATGGGTAGTGGCAGAGCTATCCGAATTACCACGAAGAAGGGCTTTTATATAGAGGTTTTTGAAAAACACAGGATGCTTGGGTCTCCAGGGTCGAACGAGAAGTCTATGGATTGGCTTCGCAAAGGTGTTGGCGGCAGAAAAATTGACTGGTGTTATGCCGATGAACTTTCAGTTGGGGATGTAGTTCCTTTAAAGATTGGACTTCCTGAACCAACTATCCCTCTGAACGTGACAGATGACGAAGCGAGATTTATTGGATACATGCTAGGAGATGGGTCGCTTCCTAACTTTAATCACATTCCACGATTCACTAATGCAACTCCCGAAGTTCAAGAAGACTTTAAGAGAATAGTCATTGACCACTTTGGAGACATGATTAGGGTCGATAAGAGCGGCTATGGATGTGACAGGTTCTCGGTATCAAATACAGACGGAAGAAACTCAACGATGCTCTTCCTTAGGTCGGTTGGGATGGAATACGAGGTCGAGAGGCCTAAGCCTTGGAATGATGATTTCATGCGCCTTTCCGACTCCGCTGCCGCGAATCTTCTCAATGGACTGTGGGCCACAGATGGATGGATCAATATTGACAAGAGCGGATCAGGTGTCTCATATACCATATGTATAGATCTGACATCAGAGGCAGTCATTCGGGGAGTTCACGATCTCCTTATGAGGCTTGGTATTGTTTCAAAATTCAAGTTGCAAAAACCTAAGCGAAGTAGCGGAAAGCATAAACCTGTCTATGGCATCTCAATTTCATCTCTAGAGAATTGCCAGAAATTCTTAAACCTTGTTGGAAAAATTCCGGGCAAAGAAGACGTGAGCAATGAGATTCTATCCGCCACTCAAATCGAAAAAAGGTCGTGTTTAGATGAGAACGGGTGGTATTGGGATCGTATCGCTTCAGTTGAAGATCTCGGTGTACAAGATTACTACGACTGTGCTGTAGATGAAGACAATTCGTATGTAGCGAATGGATTTATCAATCACAATTCCGGTAAGGATCATGTGTCAAGGGTCTCTCTTGCTTACGTCGCGTATCTCCTTCATTGTCTTAGAGATCCTCTTGACTATTTCGGTAAAGCCCCTGGCGTGTATATCGATATTGTTAACCTCGCTGTAAACGCTAAGCAAGCGCAGCAGGTTTTCTTTGACCCTCTAAAGAATCTTCTTCTCTCTAGCCCTTGGGCTAGTGAGGTTGGGTTCGAGCCTCGTGTGTCAGAAATTTTTTGGTTTAGTCGTCCTGTGAGAATGTTCTCCGGTCACTCTGAGGCTGAGGGGTGGGAAGGATATGAGGTTCTTGTCGTTGTCTTGGATGAGATTTCCGCTTTCAAGATTGACAGCGAGTTGAAAGGGCAGTTTAGAAATAAGGGGGCTGCGTCTGAGATTTACGACATGGCTAGAGCATCTATTACTTCTAGATTCCCAACTGTCGGAAAAGTTGTTCTCCTTTCCTTTCCCCGGTTTAAGGGAGACTTCATTCAGCAAAGATATAAGTCTGTCCTTGATGACCTCATTGCGCATGGAGGAGTTGTCCTTGATGAGACAGAAGGAAACAAGGGGCTGTATCGTGAGGCCACTACGTGGGCTATGAAGGCTGCGACATGGGAAGTAAATCCTACTCGTCATCGTGAAGAGTTTGAGAATGAATTCCGTCGTGATCCGATCATGTCGCGAGCTCGATTTATGTGCGAGCCTCCCGAAATGGTTGATGCTTACTTCCGTGATCCAGAAACTGTTAGAGCGGCATTTAAGTTTAAAGAAGACCCTATGGACGAAAGTGGCCAATATAAAAACTGGTTCCTTGGTTCAAGTTCTCACTCAAGATATATCCATATCGACCTTGGCTTAAAGAGAGATCGTGCCGCTCTTTGTATGGTTCACTCTCCAGGTTTCAAGCAGATTAAAACTCTGGGGGGTGTCGAGAATCTTCCCATTGTTGAGATGGATTACATCCAAAGCTGGAAGGCCGAAGACAATTCCGAGATCCCTTTCGCTTCTATTCGTTCTGCTATTGTTGACCTTTCTAGAAGGTTTCCTGTCGTTTCGGTCACCTTCGACCAATGGAATTGCGTGACGAAAGACACTATGGTATTTACTGAGTGTGGCATCAAAACTGTCGATCAAATATTCGATACAAGCCCTGACCTCCTTGCCGACTCTATTTCTAGCAACAAGTTCGGCTCCATAAAGGACAGTGGCGTTGCGGAGGTATTAAAGCTCACGACAAAACTTGGCTACACTATAGAAACGACAGGGAATCATAAAATCCTGACTAGTTATGGGTGGAAGTTCATGGATCAGATTTCCGTAGGTGACAAGGTCCTCATTAAGCAACCATGCTTGTGGCCATCAACTGATGTTGTAGATGTTGACGAGGCAATCGCGTTGGGATACATGGTAAGCGAAGGCAATTTTTACGACAAAAGGTATAATTCGCTAGTTCGTATAACTTCAATTGATGAAGATATGCTCGACATCAACAAGGAAGCGATGTTCCACATAGCGGATGACTGGACTTACAGCAGGTCAGTAAGATGGGAAGAAACCGACAAGTCGAATAAGGCTTGGGAAGATAGGTTCTACTCAAAGAAGGGTCTTGATCGACTTAAGAAATTGGGATGGATCGGGGGGTCTTTCAATGAGAAAGTTCCTTGGAGCGTCCTTGCTTCGACAAAAGAGACTCAAAGATCTTTTCTGACAGCCCTTTTCGATGGGGACGGTTGTATATCAGGAAGGATAACCCGAACTGGAAATTCAGTTCAGGTGTCTTATGAATGCAGAAGCAAGACGCTATGCGAGCAGATCAGGATGATGTTGTTGAATTTCGGAATAGTGTCTTCTTGGTACGAATATGAGCACTGTGGCTCAATGAGATATCGCATTACTATTGGGGGACAAAAGGCAAAGAAGTTTATGAAGGAAATCGGATTCATCTCAGCAAGGAAGTCGAAGAAGGCATGGTCGTTAGTTGATGGACTTGCAGACTCTCTTCACAAGGACCGATATGACTTCAATGAGCTCGGACGCTTATGGATCTCCGTTAGCAGCATCGAGAGAAGCGGAGAGAAGCAGGTGTACGATATATCCATGCCAGGCAATGAAACATTCTTGGCTAACGGAATCGTGGTCCATAATTCCGCGGACATGATCCAGTCCCTGAGGGCTTTGGGGATTAATGCCGATCTTCACACCGTTGCGAAGAAGGACTATGATACACTGTCAACTTCGATCTACGATGGAAGGTTTCGAGGG